CGTTCGTTGGTTTCGACCACATCTTTAACGATCTTGAAAGAATGGCAACAGCCCATCAGAAAGATCATTATCCGCCCCACAACGTAGTAAAACATAGCGACGATGAGTATCTTATCGAGCTCGCAGTCGTTGGATTCAAACAAGATCACATCGATATTACGATGCATGATGGTATCCTAATCGTCAAAGGCAATCGTGAGTCTCGTAGAGATCAGAGTCTATATGTGCATAAAGGTATTAGTGGTCGTAAATTCGAGAGATCATTCCGACTCTCTGAATTTGTAGAAGTAACCGGAGCCGATCTTGAGGATGGATTGCTTACAATTCACTTGGAGCGTATCATCCCAGAAGAAAAGCGTCCCCGTTCAATTAAAATTAACAACGGGGTATCAAATGACCGCACTAGCACTACAAAGCCTGAGCTTCTCAACGAAGCTTCTTAATGGCTTATTTTCAGCAATAAAGAAAACTCTTCAAGGTATGATGGTTGGCTACATTCTAGCTAGACAATCTTCAGTCAATAGGATTGTTGCGCAGCAGCTTATCGATGCAGGAGAATACAGACAAGATCAGTATTACGATGTATTGCATAAGATGAACCAGCAATGCATTGCATCTATCCATAAGGAATTTGGAAATGCATAAACTGAAAACCTTCTGGAAAAGTTTATGGATGGACCCAGTAACTAAGTATCTTTCACAATCTAGAGATCACGTTGATCTAGAGCAAAGAATGAAAGAGCTTCAGAGAAAAGGTATCTGGATCTGATGTGGCCTTATACTGAAGAAGAAGCTGACTTTATTAGCTAAATATAGTAGGAGCGGGCAACCGCTCCTATACACACAACACACACAGGAGACTAAGATGTCTAAAAATCCATTCGAATTACGTTTTGATGTACTAAAAATGGCAAAAGAAATGATGGACCGGCAATATGATCTTGCTGAAAATCAATTTTATCAAATGCTTGATAATGCCAAAGAACAAAATAAAGATTTAATAGAAATATATGAAAAGTACACGCCTAAGATGTATCATCCAACTGAGGTGATGAAAAAGGCGGATGAACTCTATAAGTTCGTTTCCAAGAAAGACTAAATATAAGGGCACGCAAGTGCCCTTTTTAGTTTAGGAGCTGTAGATGCACGTGCATGACCCAGACCAAAAGTGTAACAAATGCAAGTGTCCTTGTCATTGTTACGCAGATGTTTGCCCTACTTGTGCAAATGATGTCTGTGAAATATGCGATTGCGGTAGAACAGGTTCCTATCAAGACATACCCAATTCATTTATAAAAGAGAACACGTAATGGCAGAGAAAAACTGGCAATATTGTTTAGAAACAATTCTACATCACGAAGGTGGATATGTAAACCATCCAAAAGACCCAGGCGGTGAAACTAACCTAGGTGTTACTAAACGGGTGTATGAAGAGTTTGGCGGAACAAAAGACATGAAGGACTTGACAGTAGAAGATGTCGAGCCTATTTACAAAAAGAATTACTGGGACAGAGTTAAGGGCGATGATTTGCCTGCAGGTTTAGATCTGTGCGTCTTTGATTTCGGTGTAAACGCTGGCACAGGACGGGCTGCGAAATACTTACAAGAATTAGTTGGCGCTGGTGTAGATGGGGCTATTGGTCCTGGTACATTAGGTAAGGTCAATGAGTTTGTAAGCATGGAAGGCCTGGAAGGTACAATTGAAGAGTACCAGAGACGTCGCCAAGGATATTATGAATCTCTTTCAACTTTTGACACATTTGGCCGCGGTTGGACCAGACGGGTTGAAGAGACAACTCAATTAGCTTTAGATTTAGCTAAAGAATAATCAACGGAGAAGTAAATGTTTAAGTATATTGTTGCGGCTGTTGCTGCAATGACAATTTCCTCTATGGCTGTTGCTGAGGGGCTTTCAACATCAATCGGTGCAGAGCGTAATTTAGAAACTGAAATTAACTCAGTTTATTCTTCTGTAAGTTATGGTATTGCTACTGTAACAACTACCTTAGAAGACACAGCAGTTGATAACATGAAGTTTAATCTATCAACTGTAGAAGTAGACTTTGCGCAGCCAATCGGTGCTACTGGAATTGAAGTCTATATGGATAATGATTTTGATAATGATTTTAAACATACTGCAACTACAGTAGGTGCAAAATTCACCTTCTAAGAGAAGTATGAAAGTTTTATGAAATTATGAGATTTTGGTCTATATACTCATAGTGAGGATAAGCGCAACTTATCCTCACTTTTATACCAAAAATCAACTTATTGGAGACAAGTATGAGAAAACTTGCCGTAGTATTATTTAGCATGCTATTTGCGACTTCAGCATTTGCACGTGATCAAATCTCAGTTGTCGGATCATCGACAGTATTCCCCTTTTCAACTACAGTAGCAGAAAAATTTGGCCAGACTTCAAACTGGCGCACTCCTGTAGTAGAATCCACAGGCTCAGGTGGCGGTATTAAAATGTTCTGTAAAGGCATTGGAGCTACTACACCTGACATCGCTAACGCATCAAGAGCAATTAAACAATCTGAAATTGATTTCTGTGCTTCTAATAGTGTAACACCTATTGAATATCTTATCGGGTATGATGGTATTACAATTTCGAATTCTAAGGACGGAATTAGATTTAATTTAAGTAAAAGCGATATTTTTAATGCAGTGTCAGAACAAGTATTGATCAAAGGTGAATGGGTTAAAAATCCATACACTATGTGGAACCAAATTAACTCTGAGCTGCCAGATTTAAAGATCGATGTGATGATCCCTCCAACAACATCTGGTACTAGAGATGCATTTGTTGAGTTAATTATGCATGCGCATTGCAAAAAGAACTTAGGTATGTCTAAGAAAGAATATAAAGCAATGTGCACACAAGTACGTACAGATATTCATGTAGTACAGATGGGCGAAAATGATAATCTAATTATTGAAAAGCTTGTTAACGAGAAAGATCGTTTAGGTGTTTTCGGGTTTTCATTTTTAGATCAGAATATAGATAAAGTACAAGCATCAGTTATTGATGGTGTAGAACCCACATTTGAAACTATTGCAGATGGCTCATATACTGTATCACGGCCTTTATTCTTTTACGTAAAGAAAGAACATATTGGTGTTATTCCAGGACTAGAAGAATATACTAAGTTGTTCATGTCAGATTTAATGATCGGTGATAACGGCGTATTAGTTGATCAAGGACTTATACCTCTTCAAAAATAACAGTTGACTTTTGATACAAGAGGCGCTATTATAAGAATAATGATAGCGCCTCTTTCTATGTAATGGTAATATGAACTTCTATACTAATATTCATTCCTATAAAGGTAAGTTACTTCTACGTGGCTACGATAAAGGTACTCGTATGCAACGTAAGATTGATTATAAGCCTTACCTCTTTATTAACTCGAAAACTGGTAATAGTGATTACCATACTCTGCAAGGTAAACCTGTAGATCGTATAGACTTTGCTTCTATCTCAGAAGCACGTGAGTTTGTACAACGATATCAGGATGTGCATGGTATTACGTTTCACGGACTTACGCAGTTTCAATACGTGTATCTTCAAGATGAATACCCTGAAGATGTAGTTGAATATGATCGAGATTTAATTCGTGTATTGAATATTGATATCGAGGTTGCAGCTGATGAAGGGTTCCCTTCTATTGAGTTAGCTGATAAGCCTATTACTGCTATTACTATGAAGCATAAAGACAAGTATTGGGTCTTTGGATGCGGTGAGTATACAGTTAAAGATGATAATGTAAAGTATGTAAAGTGTGCTGACGAAGCTACTCTTATTATGAAGTTTCTAGATGTATGGCGTCAGATTGATCCAGATATTGTTACTGGATGGAACGTAGAGTTCTTTGATGTACCTTATATCGTTAATCGTATTCGTAATGTATGTGGTGAAGGATTCGCTAAAAAGATCTCACCTTGGGAAATACTAAACGAGCGTACTATTACTATTGCAGGTAGAGAGCATCAGGTATATGATCCTATTGGATTGAACGTACTAGACTATATGCAATTGTATCGTAAGTTTACTTTTGTAATGCAAGAGTCATATAGACTTGATCATATTGCAACTGTAGAACTAGGCGAAAAGAAATTAGATTATTCTGAGTTTGATAGTCTTCTTGAACTGTATAAGAAAGACTATGAAAAATTTATTGACTATAATATTAAAGACGTGGAACTTGTAGAACGTCTAGAAGATAAGTTAAAGCTTATCGATCAGGTTTTGGCGATTGCGTATGATGGTAAGGTAAACTTCCAAGATACGTTTACGTCAGTACGAATGTGGGACATCATCATACATAATTATCTCCTCTCTCAAAAGGTGGTGGTCCCACAACTTAAACTTAAGGATAAAGAACGTCAAGCGGAGGGCGCTTACGTAAAGGATCCTAAAGTCGGCATGCATAAGTGGGTAGTTTCATTTGATTTGAACTCCCTGTATCCCCATCTTATCATGCAATATAACATCTCTCCAGAAACGTATGTTAGAAATTGTGGATATCATCTCCTGATTGAAGACATAGTAAATGGCAAATTGAATGATGATAACATACGTAAGCAGCTAGACGATGAGAATCTAACTATAGCTGCTACTGGAGGGATGTTTACTAAAGATTATCAAGGCTTCCTACCTAAACTTATGCAAAAGATGTATGATGATCGAGTAACATGGAAGAATGAGATGTTAAGTGCTAAGAAGGAGTATGAGAAGAATCCTTCATATGAGGTAACTAAGAAGATATCTCAATGTCATAATATGCAGTTAGCTAAAAAGGTACAGTTGAATAGTGCTTATGGTGCGTTAGGTAACCAGTACTTTAGATGGTTTGATCTTAAGTATGCCGAGGCTATTACTAAGTCTGGTCAGCTGTCTATTCGCTGGATGGAGAAGAAGATCAATGAGTATCTCAATAGGCTTTTTAAGACAGAGGGTGAAGATTATGTATTGGCGTGCGATACGGATTCAATGTATATTACTCTTGACAAACTTGTTAATCAAGTGTTTGAAAAAGGAAGTGATGGATCGGAGAGTGAAAGTAAACTACAGACGGAGCGAGTGGTTTCTTTTCTTGATCGAGTCTGTACGGAGAAGTTGGAACCGTATATTGATAAGTGTTACCAGGAACTTGCTACGTATGTAAATGCATACGATCAAAAGATGGTAATGAAGCGAGAAAATATCGCTGATAAAGCTATCTGGACTGCTAAGAAACGCTATATTATGAATGTGCATGACTCAGAAGGTGTGCGCTATGGTGATCCTAAGTTAAAGATTATGGGCATCGAAGCT